CAGAGTGTCCGCATTTCTGCGGATCACGCTGAATCGACTTCCTGAACCCGTAACCCCCTTAAGCCACTTTGGAATCGGGGGCGGCGAAGGATGAAGATCATGCATTAGCTTGCGAAAGAAGAAGCTCCTACACTGATGAGCTCCCACCTTCATGGGCTTTCGCACAAACCTCATGTGCTTGTACAAACAGTTTCTATATGGGACCTTAGGAGACCCCACATGTTTGTACGCATCAAAAGTTTCGTCGGAAAATGGTCCACGAATCTTCCGAAATTTCTCGGGGATCCACTTGTCCATCTCCAATTCTACTCTTGACTCCTCTAAATTCCAACGAAGCATAACCATCCGCTTTAACCGATTTATATCGGTGAGCAGCTGGTCAACTTCGGTAGGAACCTCTTCGAGGAACACTGGCCGAACAGGTTTTCCTTGGAACCAATCACAGCCACAGGATTCGCGTACTGGTCCCGAATGAAAGGACTTTTCACGATTAATCCGAAAGCCACAATTGGTAAGGAACTTTTCGAGTCGAGTGTACAACCGCTTTTGAACGATAAGATCATCGCCAAATACGGCCATTTTCTCAAACTCTACTTTGCCCCCTGTCGCTTTCATCACGGCATATATACAAGCCGCAAAGATTGCAGACTCCAACGCGAAGGTATAGCCATTCCCCATCGAACTAATCATCTGATAATTGATGACGTCCTCCCCCAAACGCCCACAAGGCGATCGGAGGGTAAGGAGATGGTCGTACCAGTCCTGGGGTAAAAGCAACTCGCATAGCTTCAAACTTATGGTATTTGATGCATTTGCGAGGTCAACAGTGACATAACTATCATCACTATCAACAAGGGACCCAAGATAGGCCAACTTCTGATTCTTCTCCTGGTGGTCGAGATCTATCCCCCATCGCTTTAAACGACGGCGGATAAAACCATCAACTCCCAATTGGAGATAGAGATTCATAGTCGGCTCAATCGCGATCGAACGCTCAATAAGGGCGTTCTTTGGAACGAAAGTGATCCGGTTCCCGTCCACCACTTCAAACACTGAATCCCAGAACATTTGACGATTTAAGATCCGGTATTTAGGTATATCAAACCGAGTCCTATAGTCGTCTTCTAATGCCCCGAGCCAACGCTTGTCATGATAGATGGTACGCCGTGCATACCCAAGTGCCGCCCTGGTACACTGATATGGCCATTTCTCGAACTTGAAATAACTCGAGACAAGACCTTTCTCAGTATCCAAGGTAGCACCGGGCCCATGACGAGACCTATCCGTCATTACACTAAGGTCCGGTAATTCAGACCCCAGTAGCTTCTGCAGAAAGGAACGCGCATAAGTAAACGCATCCACCTCCCACGGTTCCTCTCCCACGGCTAAGGCCTTCCAACCCTCGAGGTTGTAAGCCAGGCATTGGGCCTCCCCTTCCAGAAACTTCTTCTGGGCGGAAGAGACTCTTTGCTTTTTGTCCGAAGGAAAACGGAACTTTTTAAGAAGCCCTGCCAGTTGGTACTTAGCTCGCCTTTCAGCGAGCGAAGCACCCATGGTAAGCATACACTGTAAACCCCACTCCTGGGAGAGGTTGAGATAGCTCACGAAGTCGCGATTTCTTACGACCGTTGTGATAGTCTCATAATCCTCTACGGTCAGGAACTGACGTAGGTCCTCGGCTAACCAACCGAGCACTTTCCACGGGTAATCCCGAGGAAGCGTTTCAGCGAAAGACTTGCTCCTCCGCTTGGTCGAGCTAGGTTTGGATTTGTTTTTCACAATTCCTCCTTGAGTCTAG